GGAGTTTTGACGATTTTTGGTGTCTTGCCTCCTGAGTTCTGGTAAGGGGATCCTCTCACTGAGTAGGGAGGAATCAGCATAGCGTTGTGAAAATTCTTGATATGTGAAACTACGGTGCCTAAGGATTTGAGCTGCGATTCCTCTGGTAGTGTTGATTTCCAGGGTCATGAATGCTTGCTCAAAGATACTCCAGTGTTGATGTTTTACACAGTATCTTAGTAGACCAGAGAACTTTTCATTCTCCTGATTAGATGGATTGGACACACGGGCACAATATGCCATGTGTTTTTCAGCATCAGGAGTTACACTGATTAGTTTTACGCTGTTCTCTTTCATCAAGTGCCTCGTTAATAATTTGCTTTAATTCTTTTCTTTCTTCATCAGTAAAAATTGTTCTGGTTTTTACTGGCATAGGAGCATAACTACTTGGTTTCTTTGATTTACCAGGAATACTCATGCCCTGAGTATCTATCTTATCCGTCGTCATCTTCAAAGACCTCATCATAGTCGGTTATGTAATTAGCAGAAGGATCATCAAAATTTTCCTGTCTGGTCTGGTATGCTTCCACATCAGAAAAAACTTCTGATTCAAGAGCATCCACAAGAAGTTTCAAGTTTCTAACTATCAACTTTAGTTTCTCTCTTTCCATAAAAAAATGGGAGGGTATACCCTCCCATTCTAACACTAATCATCGTGTTTGACAATCACTTAGAATAAGTGTGTCCACGATAGCAGAAGGTGCCGTGAGACTCCTTGCTTTCTACACAACGTGTGTCATATTCCACACCACGATATGCGGTATGGTTGATTTGCGCGTCATGCACAGCAGCAGCTTTTTGGATCTGCTTTTTAATCATGCTAAGTGTGTTCATGATTGACTCCTAAAGTAGTTGGATTTTTAGGCCCGTTCCTTTAGTCGTTTGCGTCCCAGTACCACTCACATTCTGGTGCTGATTCCTTAATGGTCTCTACCAGTTCAACCTTTACCATTTCTGGCAGGTCGGCATGTTTTTTGATTCTCATCATTATAGATGAAGAATCGGTACATGATAGAGTGGTATACAGAAGTAATTCTGCCATGGGATGAACGCTCCGTTCCGCGACTTACTTGCGTCTAGTTTCCTAGATGAACGACAGGTCTATATTAGACCTCATACATTATTTAGTCAAGTGTGTCGGTTTCAACACTGTCTACTGGATAACCCCATTATTCTTCAGGTAGTGAAGAGTTTCTTTCAGCGATCCTCTGTGATTCAGTCCAACAGAGATCTGTGGATACTCCGCATTTTCACCAAACTCTGAGCGAAATTCTTTATCTGTAAAATCTTTATCTAGGATGAACTCCTTTATGTCTTCATGAACACTTGTAAGAAGACTCCTTGCTCTCTCACATTCTTGATTACCATTAGAATAGATTAATGCCTGCATCAGTCGCGTTGCCTCCAATCATCTGTTTTTTCATGATGAAACCATTCTGCGATATCATCTGTATTTTGGAATCCTTTCTTATGATTAGATGGGTCAGGATCCCCTAGTCCCATCTGTATCATAAAATCATCCAGACCGCCCTCCTGAATATTAGGATTAGCAGCAGTCCTTCTTGCTTTTCTTAAAATTTCAGCAGCAGATGCATTTGCTTTTGCTAGTTTGTTTGCCCAGATCATATCAGATAAAGATACGTCCTCACCAAGAACTATCTTTTCGCAGATTGCTTCTAAACGCAACCTGTATTGGGTAGAAAGCATGTGCTACACTCCTGCTGGTGTATTTATTTTAATGGGTTTCCGTGTTTGTCAACCAACCCAAGTTTTTTAATGTGTGAAAGATTGGATCTCTCACTCTTTTTTATTTTTTTATAATCTTTAATGATTTTGTCAATCTCTTTCTGAGATATTTTGACTTTCAATTGTTCATTATCATCATTAGAGACAAATCCAAGACCTGCTTTCTTTGTCTCTTCTACAGAGTCAACATAATCATTAATGTTCTCCTGAATTTCATCTCGGATCAGAGAGTTAATTTGTGCCCTAAGATCTTCCTCATTCATTTTCTTTTCTTTTCTTTGTCTTTCTTTGGTTTTTGACCCCACAGTTTTGGACTGACTGTTCCATATCCAAAATCAATTTTTTGAACCGCACCTGGTCCATACTTGTCATAGTACATGTCAAATAATTTAGAAACCTTACTACATCGGGTCAGATCAATATGATTGGTGCCATCCACAATATACCAAACCAATCTAGCATCAGTGGGAAAACTTTTATCATTTGCTACCTCTACGGTAGTTTTTTCAAGCAGAATTTGACAACTATAATCAGAGGGGTTTACACCATCATCATCTGACCCAAATTCAGCCATTTCCTTCTCCTGGTCTACTGTTGTTGTCATCCCCGACCTCCCCATTGGATATCAGGATATGCAGTTTCAACAACATCTTTAGTTATCTTATATTTAGTTGACAAAACTTTATCTTTTACTAAGCAGAGAACTTGCGATTCCTTCGGATGAAGTCCTCTTAGTAAGTTGATAAACATCATTTCTCTACGTGTCTTGGTTAGAGAATCATTACCACCCTTCACATAATGGTAAAGGTTCTGCCACTCTCTACGAAGGGAGGTTTTACCTCTACCATCCAGATCTTGTCCGGTGGCAGATTCCATGTCTCCCCTCATCTCCTTCTCTAAATTATCAGACAAAGTTCCACTGTAGACAGTTTGATCTCCAATATCTCCATAAGGAACTTCACCTTCAGGAACCATGGAGATAATAGTATCATCAAAATTCCAAATTAAAACTGCCTTCACAGAGTTGTGTTCATACTCCTTCAAAACTTCAACTTTTTTTGCTTTGGATCTTTGCTTACTAGCAAGTTCCAAAACCTCAAATACAAACGGGTTTTGTGGAAGGACTTCATTAGTCGTCTTCTTGGTCTTCGTCGGGCTCATAATTGTTTTCAAATCGTACTGCTAAAATTTCATCTGGTAGTATATTGCCATTTTCATCAAACATCTCTGGATGGGCATATACTGGTTGAGTTTGGTATTGGTGCTCCTTCGCTAACCATCCTACCACACCTCCTACGAAAAAGAACATAATTGAAACTAATGTTCCAAAAGTTAAGGATACTGCTAACATCTGTTTGTCCTCCAGAGACTATTTCTTTCTGATATCCAAATAGAAGTTCAGATGAAATACAATCTCTCGCCGGAATAGAGAGACCATATTACCAAACTTTATCTGAAAAGTTTTTGGTGGTTCTGGTTTTCTCCTCCTATTACGCAATAATAACTCAACCCCACGATTGATGTGGGTTTCCTGATTATTTAGATTGCTTTTTACGTCGTCCAGGTCTTCGGTCACTACTATACCTCCGTGCATCCTCCAATATATTTTGAAGATAGATTTTTATTTTTCTTGCCTGAGGTTTGGGAATGTGCCCATAACCCTCCCGGATTTGTTTATGCTCATTATCTGAGCCACCCTTAAGATATTCCTCAAGTTCAATTGTAAGATCATTTATTTCTTTGGCAGTGGTGCTGTCAATGAAAGCATCCACCTCCTGTTTCTTGGTCTTAGTATCCTTGAGATAATCGTAGAATTTTAGATTCATTTGTCCCTCAAAAGCATTGTCAATCGCATGTTCAATAAGATCGTAGATGTCGATGAGGTTTTGTTCCATTTATACTAATTTTTGCTCCCGCAAATATTCTACAGTTTCGGTACAACCACCAATGAGAGTATCATCTTTGATAACTCTTGGAAAGGTAGAACCTTCTCCAAACTTATCATAGAACTCCTCACGGGTAAAGTCCCTATCAAGTTTATATATCACATGCTTAATTTCCGCAAGTTGTAACGCACGGCACACTTTTACGCAAAAAGGGCACCCATCCTTTGAATATACTGTAAATGTCATTGTTTTACTTGTTTCCAATCGTTATCAAAAATTTCCAAACCTTTATCTGTAAGGATGTGATCATACATCTGATCAAATACTTTGGGTGGCATTGTCACAACCTCAGCTCCATTATACCACGAACGAACTGCACGTTGCACACTACGAATAGAAGCAGAAAGAACCTGAGTTCTAATACCATGGATTTGATACAGTCCAGTAATAGAACGGACAACCTCTAGACCTGCCACTGATTGATCGTCTAGGCGTCCCACAAAGGGAGAAACATATGTTGCCCCTGCCTTTGCCGCAAGGACTGCCTGAGCGGCACAGAAGATGAGTGTAACGTTGACTTTAATTCCTTGCTCAGAGAGACGCTTACAGACGATCAGGCCCTCTCTCGTGCAGGGAACTTTAATTGTGGCGACATCACCAAACTTTTCATACAGTCGAAGACCCTCATCATACATCTCAAGGTCAGATCCCATGACTTCCATACTGATGTCTTGAACACCAATATCTTTAATTTTTTGATATACATCCTCTGGATTCTTTCCACTCTTCATAATGAGTGTGGGATTAGTTGTAACACCATCAACTAGCCCTGTTGAAAAATATTTTTCAATTACGTCGGTGTCTGCTGTGTCTAAAAAGATTTTCATTTAATTTTATTCAGGATATCCCTTTCAGATTTATACAAGAAATCCATTCTCTTGTCAAGATAAATTTGAACACCTTGATAGAGGTCTGGTAGTAACCATTTATGAACTGGAAGACAGTATTGCCAGTTTACAGGTTGAATGCAATTCATTATGACCACAGACCAAAACGCTGTAGCGTAATTAATAATTGTAGTCATAAAAAAAGGGAGGATTTCTCCTCCCAATGTTAACATATTTTGGGTTTAGTATCAACCAACAGCAGGTGCGGTGAGTGCAACAGGAGTTGACTCAGCAGCTGCAAGGTCGAGTGGGAAGTTGTGAGCGTTACGCTCGTGCATGACTTCCATGCCCAGGTTTGCTCTGTTAAGAACGTCTGCCCAGGTGTTCAGTACACGACCATCGTTAGCAAGGATGGACTGGTTGAAGTTGAAACCGTTGAGGTTGAATGCCATGGTGCTGACACCAAGTGCAGTGAACCAGATTCCAACTACTGGCCATGCTGCCAGGAAGAAGTGCAGTGAACGGGAGTTGTTGAATGATGCGTATTGGAAGATCAGGCGACCAAAGTAACCGTGTGCGGCGACGATGTTGTACGTCTCTTCTTCTTGACCGAACTTGTAACCGTAGTTCTGGGACTCAGTTTCAGTGGTTTCACGGACGAGCGAAGAAGTAACGAGACTTCCATGCATAGCAGAGAAAAGA